CGTATGCTGAGGATCGTTGGGCATATGAAGGACCCAGCTGGGTGCACCCTTTTGGAAGGGTGGTGACCCGGCCCAAGCCCTTGGGGGCTTGAGGGGGCCCTGTTTTAGCACCTGGGGTGGATTCGCCATTGAGCGAGTTCCCTTACCACCCCGACTTGAAGGTGACAGAAACAGGGGGACAAACGAAAGTCAGGAGAACTTATCTCGTAGCTGGACTCGCAGCTAATGGAAGATACCAGGCTTACAACAACACAATCCGAGGTATGGCTAGGGCGGTAAACGAGCGATTGTTCTATGTGAAAATAAATGGACAACCAGTTGAACCGCCTAATCCGGAGGTTGGAATATTTGACAGGAGAATGCGTGAATTTTCAGACAAGCTGGACAAATTATCTACATTTTCTCACCCAATGTCGCGGGAAGCTTTTGCTTCCTGCTTTCATGGTCGGAAAAAGGAGAGATATGAGACAGCGTGTGAAGTGTTAGGGATATATGGGATCCGTAAAAAGGATGCCCACCTAAAATTCTTCATGAAGTTTGAAACGTATGACTTCGTAGCAAAACCCAACCCCGTGCCGAGAGGAATAAACCCACGTTCCGATCAATACCTTGTCGAGTTTGGCCGATACATCAGGCCAATTGAAAAATTGATGTATAGAAACATAGCGAGTGTATTTGGGTACACAGTGGTAATGAAAGGTTTAAATCAAGCCCAGCGAGGGAAACTCATACATGAACATTGGACGTCTTTTAGGCGCCCAAGAGGTATCATGATTGACGCCAGCAGGTTTGAACAAAGTGTGTTAGAACAAGCGTTGAGGTGGACTCATGGAAGATACTCACAGTACTAACAAGGAAGCCGGCACTTCTCCAGATTGTGCGGAATGCAGATCAATAATATTGGAAAGGCACGTTGTCAAGACGGGTTTCTGAGCTTTAGGATCAAGGCGCGCCGTGCTAGTGGAGACCCGGATACCGCCCTCGGAAATTGCACACTTTCAGCTGGAATGATCTATTCGGTCATGAAGCACCTTGGAATTACCAAGTACAGAGTCTTTCTTGATGGTGATGACGTAGGGGTCATCTTGGAAGATGAAGATGTAGAGAAATTTATGGACAATGCTGGACTCTGGTATTCAGAGATGGGATTCAGGATGAAGGTCGAGAATCCAGTAGATGTAATTGAGCAAATTGATTTTTGTCAGTCACGCCCAGTCTTTATTGATGGCGGTTACTTGATGGTGAGAAATGTGAGGAATGCAGCATCGAAAGATGCCGTCTCTAAAACACCGTTGACTAGTGACAAATTGATGAAAAGGTGGTTTGCTGCTATAGGGATGGGCGGAGTGAGCTTGACCGGAGGGGTGCCGGTTGCTCAGTCATACTATGGTTGCGCGCTAAGGAATTCGGAAGGGGAGACTCCACTTGATGGAGCTTTCGATGACTACGCGATGGAAAATAAGTTTCGAGGCATGAACAGATGCATGACAATGGTTAGTGAGGAAACGAGATATAGTTTTTGGTTGGCCTTCGGAATTCTGCCCGATGAGCAAATACAACTTGAACAGTATTACGACGCACTGAAATTGTCTTTTGGAAATCAAAAATCGCTGATGTTGGACTCTCATCCCATTTGGGGGTCCGAAAATTCGCCGCTGACGTAGTCAGCGAGAGGGCGCCTGCATGGGCGCTGATAGAAGTACATGGCAGAGTTGGGGGGGGGAGTGTCACGAAGATAAGGTGGCTGCAAGCGTGTCGTAAGACCATACACTACTGCAAAGTGTACTGAGAGATAGTGTCTCTGCCCCCTTCTTGGGTCCCAAAGATTAAATGGTCCAAAACGTTCCTTGCTCTTCCCTTGGTGGGGTGAGTGTAGGGTAGAAAGTTACGTAGCTAAGTTGACATTAAGTCATAAATGCCGAGAGACTGCACGGATCAGTTTGAGCTCACATAGTTCCTTGTAAAGAGGCTGGACAATAGTCTGATGTGTGTTGTGAGTTAAAGCGCTTGGGGATGAACAGTCCTGTTTAGTCATGCAGCATCCAATACAATGAC